ATGTTTATTGCCAAATACACCTAGCCGCCTTAACCTCCACGGAAAAGTATTTAAAGTGGGTGGGGAGTCGCCAACTCTCTGCCGGATTTTATTACACTCCTTACACCGGCCAGTCTTATCAACTCCTACAACCGACATATCATGTCCACGCAAACAGTTTTTTGTTTTATCTCTTTTGTCTAATTGAAATTGTATTGCGTTGGGGCGTTCGTAATAAATATGGACGTTATGTCCTGCCTTCATCATCTGTTCAGAAAAGTGTGGAAAATCCTCGCGTGACGAAATAAATCTCCCCGCATTTTTACTCCCATCTCCAAGCCAACAACCAAAAACATACGGGTCAATCGGCAATACCCGTTCTTGTATTTGTAGTGGGCAGGTTACACGAACGCCTATGGCTGATCCAACGTGCGTATCAATGTAATCTCTTAACTCTTCTGTTGTATAAATTTTCCAGTCGTCTGTGCTTGGAATACCTTCGTGGCGCATAGACTTTGATTGATGCCGCACAGAGGCTTCCCATAAATGAGTTCCGGCAGCGACAATAGAGTGATTACCAAAATATACCCGGTAACAAGGCAAGTCGTCCCACTTCTCCGTAACGGCAATTACCGTAGTCGGATTTCCATCCGGGCCAAACACTTTGTCGCCTACTAATAAGTCGCCATGACGCTTCCACCCTGCCATAGTTAATACAGGCTCATTACAATCAATAGGCTCCTTTGGGTTTCCAGCCCTCTTAACAACCAGGCCCTCATCTTCATTCCATTTCGGCGAATCCTTCGCCGGATTCTTGTAAAGAATGTCAGGAAATAAATCCTGTAAATTCTTGTTCTCTTCAAACTCCTGCTTGATCTGCCTTAACATCTTCTTCGCCGCCGGTCTTGTTTGACTGAAAATGGCAATCGTTAACTCCGGATTGTTTAAAATGTCCTGTATGATAAGAGCAAATGCCAAAGTTGATTTATAATGCTCCCTTGCCCATAAATCCAAATACCCGTCAGGATTCGCCTGCACCTCCCGACATCTTTCATAACACCACGCACTCATGGCGTCAGGTCGCCTTAACATGCACGTCAAAAGAAAAAACAGATCCCTCTTGGCTAATTCCCTGTGCATATTGTCCCTGTCTATACCAGCCTCAAAATTTACAACCTTCGCGTAATACGTACAAGCTTCTTCATACGAAAAAGATAATATGCGATCAAATACCGCGTTAATGTCGTCTGACATTTTTAAAAACCTTTAAAAATTTTTGCGAAAACAACATCGCTCTAAAAATGTGCTACAGGCGCATGAAGGGTGAAACATGACGGTCGCCGCCCTCCCTCCTGTCCCCCTACCCCCACTACCCGTCCTGTGCTTTCCGGGGGTCCCCAATTCGGGATAATTGCCCGGCTTGTTTTTTCCAGCGTTGTCCCTGGCCCCATGTTTTGCCCAGCCTCCACTTTGCCGCTCTATACGGGGCTTATTCTCCACCGCCTTTTTGCTTGTTTACATAATACTTCTTATACGACAAACACCTAGCTTGTAACATATTGTTTTTATTGTGGATGATAAATTGTTGATAATTATCAGCCTCAACGTGGGTAATATATACCCAGTCCTACTCATCGATCCGGGGCTCTGGCGTGACATCAATAGCATTCTCCTCCACTTTGGCCCTTGCCGGCAGAAGCGACATCAAGGCGGCAACGGTCCTCTCATCTGCCCTTATGCTTACTGCCAGACCTCCTCCAGGTGCCTCCGGCTGCTTGACCGGCTCAAATCGGTCATAGACCATCGCTGCGGCTGCCAGTATATTTGTATCGCTTGGGGCTATTGTTTCAGTATAATTAACTACTTGACCGCTTTTTGTTACCTTTTGTTGTGTGATTGCCCTTGCCTCTCCAGATAAGATGCGAGAAACCTGACTGCTGGCTGTTTTCAATAACTTAGGATGGGTTAGCATATATTTTTTATATTTTGCTTTGAATTTATTAACAGTTACGTCTGCTATATTACTTTTGTTGTTACTAATTTGTAGTGCCGTCCGGGGGTCTGCTCCGGCTGATACTAATCTGATCGTCTCTAGGGTTTTTGGAGAGTATTTCGGCTCTTTTTCAGTAGTTTCTGGGACTTCCGGCTCTTGAGGGTCGGTTGTGCGCTGCGTTTGTGGGGTGGCCGGTGTGTTGGTGGCGGTGGTATCTTGGATCACTTGGTTCATTTTGCGCCCTTCCTGGTCGTTGTTTTGTTTCCGGCGTTGCCGCCGGTCCTTTAAATAACTATGATCGCAATTGAACAGTTTTTTTAAGATTTTGGTATAATATTTTTTTTGATTTTTCTATTTGCTTGTAAACATATCTAGTTGATATATGTAGTTGATTTGCTATTTCTGGAGGGTCTAGTCGTTCGAAGAAAAAAAGTGATAATATAATTTCACTTGTTCCCACCATGTCCGGCCATAATTGGGTTGTTCTATCGTGGCAGGGGTTTTTTATGGGCTGTTCTTTTCCTGGATCGACTTCAACGTGTTGGACTATCCAGTCCATCGGGGGGCAGAGCTCTCTGCACGAAGCAAACTTGGGGCACATCCCACAGTTCCAGTTTGTCAATAGTATATCATGTTTTTCTTTTGTTTTGATTTTGCGGCGCTTATTGATTTTTAGGCGCTCGCTGCTTTTGCTGATTGTCGGGCAATGAGTGATTTTATCCACCATGATCCTATTTTACCAGCATTATCGTCCCAGTCAAGCATTTTCTGGTGATTTTCACCCGTTTCGGTGATTTTCACCCACACCTCGGGCCACGTTGTTGATTTAATTAATTAATTTACGTTTAACTGCCGTGTTTTTGGCTGTTTTTGGCCATTTTACGGGTGATTTTCACCACGGCGCGCTGATTTTGAGGAATAGATTATCTGGGATTTTACGCCCTAATTTATTGTTTTGCCTTGCTATTTATTATTATTATTATTATAATAATATATTGGCATGGGCATTGCTTTATATAGTGGTAAAAAATCCCGCGGGCGGCCGGGGAGAGCGCCGGGGAAGTGGGAAAAATTATGAAGACGACAAAAAATTTTTGCGAGAACTGCGGGGGAAATATATCCCACACCGCAGAAAAAATCGGCGGGCATTTGGATTTCTGCTCCCAGAGATGCTGGGAGCAGGCACTGACAAGGAAAATCCGGAGGCGGATTGAAGACCGTCTCCGGAAAAACACCGAAGAAACCCTTGCCGTAGCAAGACTCCTCGGAGTCAGCGAAGAGTTTTAGCCCACGGCACAGCCCTAGACAGAGGGCACAGCAAAGGGTGTACCGGCCTGAGAAATCAGGAACGGGCACCCTTTTTTATTGCAAAATCAGGGATGATTGACCATCCGGTAAATAAAAAACGAAGGAGGAAATGAGAAATGGCTATCACGGGTAATGGAACATATGTAAAACAAGAATTAGAACAATGGGCGTCTGGACACAATACATCCTATGAGATTGCATTGGCAATCTCGGATATGTGCCGGACGGAGAAAAAAATGCAGCGGGTTTGGGAAAACCCCACGAAGGCAGAGGAGAAAAAATTAATGAAAATGGCGTGGAACTATGCTGGAGATGATGATGTTTTGTATTGGGGATGGGATGAGTTTAAAAGAGAGGAGGAATAAAAAATGAAGACAAATTTTGAAATCATCAAAGGAAAGGATTATCAGGGCGACAAGTGTTACCGGATCAATTTTGTAGAGTATGATACACTCTATACGATGCCGGAGCCCCATTACACCAAAACGGCGGCAAAAGAAAAGCTGAGGGAACTGAAAAGAGAAAACCCGATCACAAACGCAGCCGCTACCCTCGGCAGAATCAAGTCCGAAAAGAAGGCCGCCTCCTCCCGCGAATACGGAAAGGGCGGCAGACCAAAACTGGAAACGGTTGTCGTCCGAAACAACATTGAAAGGTGGAGCTGGGAAACCAACAGCCTCACCGCAAAATTATCGCCCAGGGGATTGATTTTAGAAAACTGGAATTGCAATCAGGGAGCCATTTCTGGGCGCAAAATATTAATTATCGGAGAAAAGGAGTTGCCGGACGATCACAATATTCAGCACTATTGTGATATTTTGAAATATGGTGCCGCCGATAATATTGTAGTCCTTCGCACCGGCGCAATAGCTAGATAATTTTTTAAGCCGGGGCCCCCAACCCCGGCTCACTATGAAGGGAGAAAAACCATGAACGTAAGAGAATTTATTGAAAAATACGGGGAGAATATCCCCGAAGGGGCCACTATATGTGACCCCGAGCATAAGCCAGAGATATTTTTTGTCGCTCCGCCGCAGTCCTTTATCGAGGACGCACTGGCAGAGACCGGTGCGAACACTATGTATCGGGATCGAACTCTCGCCAAAACGATGATTAATTGGGGAGAGACAGTGTATTTCCCAAAAAAGACATCTCTGGAACTGAACGAGGATCGGGCATATCTACCTCTTTGGGAGATATACGAGACACACAACCTAGGGCCTGACGGGATGCCTCTTAAAGTCCGGTTTTACCGGACAGAGGAAGTGTTCCCGGAGAATTATGACGGGGACGCAGACACTATTAGTTTTAAAAAAATATATTTGGAGGAGGAATAAACCTTGAAAAAATGCTTATGCTTGCGTCCACATTGCGGCCATACTTGGCAGCCGCGCATTGAAAACGAGCCTCGCGAATGCCCTCGGTGTAAATCGCCCAGATGGAATGAGGCGCCGCGGAAAGCTGGGAGGCCGAAGGGGAAGTAGGATCATGGGGAGGCCGAAGCCTCCCCTGCTTCTAGGGGCAGCCTCGCGTGAAATTCTGGCACTATGTGTTCACATTCGACAAGCCCCCGGCGTCGCGCTTGTTCAGCCGCGCCCGCAGCTTATCATATCGCCTGTGCATTTCGATCATGGCCGCCTCAACCTGGCGACAGTGATCCCCTCACTTGTTTAGCGCTTCGGACAGAAGCAGAATCGCGGCGTTCTCGGGGGCGAGACTTTTTTTATCCATGGCTAATCCTCCATTGGTTTTCGTAGGCTTGGTTTTTACCCTTGAGCATTTCGTCAATTTGTTCTGCTGTAGTCATTTTCCCCTCCATGGATTTTCTATGTTTCCTTTTTTCCTTTTTTCCTTTTTTCCGGATATTGTCGTTTTTCTTCTTCCTGGTCGAGGAACCAAAGGAACCCCCTATATATAGGGGGGGGTTCCTTTGGTTCCTCTCGGGAACCAAAGGAACCTTTAGTAAAAGTTCCTTTGGTTCCTTTGGTTCCTCCGGTTCCTCTAGGGAACCGAAGGAACCTTTTCCCGTGTTTTGGTTCCCTGGGTGCTTTTAGTTCTTCCATACATAACCGCTTAAAATAGTTATTATTTTCTTCTTTTCTAACTGTTCTTGGGATTTTTGAAATGTCTTATTTTGAGCCCTGGATTCTCCAGAGCTAATCCCAAGCCTCAAACATTCATTTTTCCAGTCCTCAAGGCATGTAATCTTGGTATTTGGTAAAATTGCACCTTTCATAATATCTAAAATCTCTGGTGGAGGGTAAATTCCGCGCTCACGAATTGTAATATCCAGGGCCAAAATTGCCTTTTCTTGAGTCTTGGAATGTTTAACCGGCTTCTCATTTTTACCATTTTCACGGAAATCCTCCGTCCCTTCAGGATCAAATTCAGGCACGAGAGATGTTACCGGTAAACCATCCACGGTTAGAAATCCAGTATCAACCACATTAAAACGAAAAACCATTGGAGTGAATGGCTCATCATCTTTTTGTCGTTCACAGAGCAAAACGAACTTCTTATCCTCTTTAAGACGTACCACCTTAAACATAGAATCAGTCGCACCGGTTAACGCAATCGCTCCACGCGGTCCCCTGGCTTCGTCTTTCCCTGTATGATGGATAATAATTACTTGCGCACCGGTTTCTTCGATCAATATCCCTGCAGCAATAACCACTTTACCCATATCACTGGTGCTGTTTTCATCTCCGGTCATTGACCTAGCCAGGGTGTCCAGAACAATTATTCCCGGTTTTTGTGGTAATTCTGTAATCATATTAATTAATTCGCGCCGTTGGCTGTCCTCATCAATTAGGCATGGCATGGGTAATAAGGCAAACGTGGGTAGATCAACTTTCCGACACTGCTTCCATGCCTCAATACGCCTAAGTATACCAGCCTGCCCTTCTGCGGCTAGGTATAAAACCGGTCTTTGCTTAACTTTCCGGCCATGCCAATGAGTACCGGAATCAATAGAGCAACAAAGGTCAAGCGCGGTGAACGATTTACCTCCGGAAGGCGGCCCAAAAATTACAGATAAAGCAGAGCTTTCAGGGAGTATTTTATCAACCGTCCACCCCATTTTCAACGTCTGAAGAAATCCGACATGAAGCGCCGGGCCAATTAAAACGCGTTTGGTATATTTATTGGTTGATTGATTAAGTTGCCGGCGGACTTCATCGAGCCCTTTTTCGGCGGCTAAGTCGTTAAAATCAGTTCCACTTAATCCTTTTGGTGAAATGACCTGCCTCTTTGTTGCCAGCGCCGCCGACAAGCCTGGATTTCCTTTTGTGTTTCGGTCGTCGTCTGCAGCCACAATCACATTATCCGGTAATAATGGGGAAACTGTTTTAAGGTTTCCAGCCGAAAACGCAATATAAACAGTTGCGTCTGTGGCTTCGTGGATAGTCGCTCCCGTCGCAAATCCTTCACAAAGATAAGCGAATTTTCCAGTGCCGGGGATCGTATAAAAATATCCAGCAACCGCACCACCAGGCCAATTTAGCTTTACACCAGAGGCAGTGATTCTCTGAAGAGAGTGTAGCAAGCCATCTTTATCGCGCATAGGGACAATAAGATCGCCTTTATATAGCTTAATTCCGTGAGCCCCAACTCCCTTCTTTTTTAGATATGGATGATCAACAACTTCCTTCGCTTCCGCCCAGACCTTTGCGACTTCTTCTCGTGCCTGCGCGTGAACTCGCTGGCGTTCATCATTAATTTTCTTATGAATTTGGTGCATTCGCTCATTGTGTTGGCTGCGCTGTTCATCGGACATGTTCGCACCAAGATAACACCAGTTGATATTGTCCTCGTCTTTATTCCAGCAACCAAACGAACCACCAGCATTATGTCCATCTGGAAAATAAATATACCAATCTACTCTATTCCTGCCATAACGGTGAATTGTCCCATCTTGTACAACAAACTCAGGTGGATTAAAACCCTTTTCCTTAATAAAATTAACAAATGTAATTTCTGGAGGCAAACGGTTTTCCTGTTCTCCGTGCTGCGGAGCGGCATCGTTAAAGTCTAAAATGTTGAATACTTTAGTCATCGCCAACACCTTTCGCTATATGGACACCACTTACAAATAAAATAATCCTGGCTAGGATATTCCCTCGGCAACAGCTCCCCAGCTAAACAACACTGAATGATTCGTACCGCTCGGTCGCTAATTTCTTGAGCATAGGAAGCATCAAAAGGGATATCCTCATGATAAAGGGAACTATCATCTTTATTAATTATCGTAAATAAGGCCGGATTTTGATCAAGTCCCAAATACGCTAAGTATAGCTGTATTTGGGCATAATAAGTTACATTGGCCGTCTTCACTTTGCTCTTCACGAACTCTTTCCACTTCTTTGCGGAGGCCGTTTTGCACTCCCAGAGTCGCGGGAACGGGCCAAACTCTTCCGGTCCTCCGACAATCACTCCATCGCAATGCCCTTTTATTTTTCCTCCGCCGGTAACAAATCCAAATTGCCGGCCGTCCTTGTCAACCGTTCGAAGATTAAAACCAGCAGAGCGCAACCAACCAGCGGCCATGTCTTCCAGAACATGCCCAACTTGAAATATACGTAATGTCTGTCCGGTGAAGTCTTTTCCTTTGTCTTTCGGTGTATTGAAAAATTCATATTGTAGCGCGCGAGCGCATTCATGCCCTAACCGTGATGCCCCTAAATAGTCACGTGGCGCTTCCGGGTGAGCGGTTAGAGCGTTATCAATTAATTTACTAAGTCGGTCGCCCCGTGTTTTTGAATGGTTAAAATTCATATCCAATAGGTTTTCCTCCCCCTTTTGCTTATGCACCCCTTTAAGATGGCATGATTCGCATAAACACTCTAAATCACTATCTTTCTCCCTATAAAACCTATACCTTCGATGATGAACATGGAGTTTTTCTGTTGCTCCACACATGGCGCAGCGCGGATGCTTAGCCCGAAAATCCTGCGAGCGTTTTCGCCAATGGTCGGAGGCGTAATATTTAGAAAGGTTCATGAGGGTTTTCGGTGTATTTCCGCCAAACCTCATCAGACGCCTTCAATTCCCGTAGAGTGTCAAATTGACTCTGCCCACACTTCTTCCAGAAGTGAAACCGTGGATCGGAATCAAAGGGGACAACAAGCTCCCCCGTAGGTGTTATGTACGGTTCGGTAAACTCCGCGCCTATATCCGGCAATATCGAATTGGCGCAGGCGATACAAAGCTTTTCAACTTCCTCTTTACTATATTGGTCAACCGGTTTTCCGACCAACCCAGCCGCAATTAATTCTTTGCTTAAAAAAGCATAATCAATACGCATATTTAAAAACCTCCGGTTCAATGTATTTCTTATTCCATATGAAATTTAGCAGACATGACGCCTCATATTTTCTTAGATTAAAATCATTTCGCGCGTCATACCCAACTTGCTGCAATAATTCTAATTGTCTAAACGATGGTTGATCTTTCAACCACCGCTTGCTCTTAGTCGCCGCTTCTGTATCTTCGTGCATCCGCAGGTAATCATCCGCCGCCGCCAGTGATTGTATTTTTGCTCCGACCGATAGTCTGCGGATTTTTTCTTCTTTCTTTTTTCCTAGAGCAATCCAATCATTTCCATTTGCACTTGCCGTCACAACCCAACAATTAAACCCGCTGGCAACTAACACTTTGCCGCCGCCGAAAATATCCACCCACTTGAATGGTGAACGCTTGAATAGATCAACTTCCATCATTACAACATCAGCCGTTTCTTTCTCTTCTTTTCCTCCTTGCAATACCGGATATTCATAACCGCAAACAGGACATTCATGAGTTTGTACCGGAATCATGGTTTGGCAGCCAGGGCATTCTTTCTTATCGCCTTCCATTAATTCTTGATCGTTAAATCGAACGCCTTGATCAAGATCGCCGTGAATCCGAAGTGATTCTCCAAAATCCAGAACGATGCAATCACGTTTGATGATGCCGGAATGTACTTCTGGGTCAATCGTTCGGAGTCCGCGCCCGATCATCTGAATCATTGTTGATTTAAAAGAACAGGGACGCAAAAGAATAATACAAGATGCCGGCGGACAATTATAACCTTCCGTCAAGACAGCAACATTGCAAATAACCTGCAAATCGCCAAACTCAAATCTTTTAAGAATTTCTGATCTATTTTTAGTTTCACCAAAGACACATTCTGTCTTTATCCCATTAGACTGGAATAAATAACAAATATCTTGTGCATGACGGATAGTTGACGCGAATACGATGGTTTTCCGGTCGCCCGCAATGTTTTTCCATTCCCTAAACACCGCTTCATTAACTGGTTTCGTGTCCATTAAGGTTTCTACTTCTGACAAGTCATAATCTCCACCAGAGGTCTTTTTGACGTTACGGATTTCATCGGCCAGACCAGGCAACGTGGCAATAAACGTCCGCGCCGGGACAAGAAAACCAAGATCAATTAGCTTTTGAAGAGTAATAAGATCGCAGACATTATCGAATGTTGGTTTTAGCCCCTTCTTGTCGCCTCTTGCCCCAGTTGCTGTAAAACCGGCAATTAAACAATCGGGGTTTTTATTCCGCGCCGCCTCAATTATACGTTGATAGGTATCCGCTCTAGTATGATGCGCTTCATCTACTACCAGCACATCCAGTGCAGGCATTTTATCCATATTACCATTGCGCCCTAATGTTTGCGCCATACCGAAAATAGTATCGCCGGAAAAGTCTTTTGTGCCTAATCCAGTGATTGATGATGTTCTCTCTGGGTTAATGAGATGAAATTTTTTCCGATTTTGTTCTACAAGTTCTTCCCTGTGAGCAAGAATCATTTGCCTGCCTTGTATTTCTTTTAACAAAGCAGACATCATAATTGTCTTGCCCGCCCCAGTTGGGGCGATAGCCAGAGTATTATTATACTCTGACAATGCCCCTAGTGCCTTTGTTACTAATTCTGATTGATACGAACGCAGTATCATACCCTACCTCGCCCACGCCGGAATCGCACTAGCGACGGGA